TCAAATGCATATCTGAGACCAAAGTTTTCATCATTGATAACTGTTACAGTCCAGGTATCAACTGTTCTGTCACCAGCAACTTTAAAGATACGTCCTCTAAAGGGAACATCAATTTGTGCAATGTTGGAAGCAGGAAGTGCTGCTGATTTGCACATAAATTGGAATGTATCTGCGTCCCAAGATTCTCTAAGAGGTTCTGGGAAAGTTGTTAACTCAACTTCAAACAGATTGGGGCGAGCACCACCACCAATCAGCCTAGATTTAAATTGTGAAAGGTTTTTGTTTGCTCTTGTAGCCATTGTTTTACTCCTCCTTTAAGTATTTATGATAAGGCTAATCAAACTCTACCCGCGACTTCTTCAAAACTAACGCCCGTGCGTGTAGCAACGAATGTCAGAGTAACATAATTAATAGACTTGGCAGGTTTCAGGTAGATATCTGCTCTAAACTCATTGTTATCAATGATATCAGGAGTGTTGTTGGTTTCATCGCAAATAACAAGGAATCCAAAGAGACCTCTCTTCGCTTCAACATCACGGAGATAAGGTTCAACAATGTTTCTGAAATTTGATCTTGTTAACTCGTCATTGAGCTCAAAGAGTTGTGCATTTGCTGCACTCTCAAGTGCTTGCTCAATAGTAAGGAACAAACGACGAACGTTAATTCTATCAAATGCAGATGCGTAGGAAAGTGCGGTCTTATCACCAAAGAGATAAGTACCAGTTCCTGCTTGAGTTACAAAAGAGTTAATTCTGTTAGGATACAGTTTATCTCTTTGTGCCTTGGAAGGATTATATGCAAGTTTAATTGCATTATTCAATGTACCTCTTGCCTGACCTGCAGGTGAGAACCAAGGATAAGCAACAATGTTCGTGCGAGTCATCATACCAGCAACGTCGGCATTGCAAGGAAGATAACGGAACTTATTGTTAAAGCGATCGTATTGATACTTATAACCACTATCAAATACAGCGTATGAAGAAGAAGTTAAAGGACTGAAATACTCAATCAGATTGTTGGTCTGAGTTGTAGTATTTGACTGACCAACTAAGTCTGCTCTATGAGGACCAATTAATGCCATGCAATCTTTTCTTTGCTCTGCAAGAGAGATAAGATAGTTTGCTTTTGCCTGAGATTCTGCTTTTTCTGTGCATCCAGGACCCATGATAAGATAATCAACTTCTACTTCATCCTTATTGGATAAGTATGAATAAGCAGTTTGGAGATTGCCGAGAGTTGCTTTAAACTCATCAGTTGCTCCAGCAGTACCATAGTTCTTACCACCGGAAAGTGTATAAGATACATTACCAACTGCCGAGAATGTTACTCCCTGTGCTGCTTGTCCCCAAGTAGCGTCTCCGGTCGAGACAGCAGTAAAGGAAGCAGACTTAACACCAGTGTAAGCAGTAAATCCAGTTGCAACTGGAGTTGTTCCATGATGAGTATCTGCTGCTGCTGATGGACTCTTACCTGCAAATACGTTAGCAGAGAAATCAGCAATGTAATCCTTGTAATAAACTTTCAGGGGGGAGTTAACTGCAGAAACTGTATCTAATGCCTTAGAAAGACCAATATGTTTTTCAAGAATATTGCCCTGAATTCCTGTTACAGAACCTTTGTCATCAACTACAACAACGTGAATACCATCATTATAACCATTTCTTGTGGTTACGAAGTTATTTGTAGTTGGTCTTGGAGCAATAGACTTCCAGAAAACTGTAGAGTTAGTAAGACCAAGAGTTTGCTGATCATACCAATCAACTGCACTACTAACATCACCACTTACAATTGTTCCAACTCCAACACCCGAAGAATTTGTAAATTCTAAGGTAGCAGTTGTTTTAAATTCTCCGTAAGCAGTTCCTTCTTGATAAGAAACTTTAGTCTCAGTTGCTCCACCACCAACTGTTTCTACGCGAGAAACAATTTTGACATCAAAACTACTTGCTCCAGTGAGAGAAGTTGTTACGCCAGTAACAATACCTTTTAGGTAACCAGTAAATGCACTTGTAGAACCTGAACCTGGAATTGTTGCACCAGCAAGAGGAGCAGTAACTCCAACTCCAATAGTAACACCTGCATCCGAGGGATTGGTTGTAGCTATACCAACAGTTTGATCTGCCAAATTGTCGATAACGCAAACCTTAAGGTTGTCTGCCCAAGTACCAGGGTTTTTAGCAGCCCAAGTAAAGTCTGTTGCTGTATCGTGGTTCTCTGAATAGTCGTCGTAGTTCTCAATTAAGAGTGAAGTAGTAGCAGCAATACCAACACCTGCATTAGCATTAATGAGTGTGGTGCCTGATGCTCTTACTACTTTGAGAACGCCGCCGTAAGAAAGGTATGAAGAAGCAGACATCCAGTACTCATACTGGTTACCGCTTGCTTGTGGTTTACCGAATACATCGATAAGTGCCTGCTCACTGTCAACCTGAATAGGTTCATTCACAGGACCGATTGCGAAGGGACCCGCAATTGCTCCAATATTATCTAAAACATTATCAACTCTACCTTTAGTTAAGTCAACTTCTCTGACGAGTACGCCTGGAGATAATTGAGGAGTCGCCATGTTTTTCTCCGTAATCTCATGTTTATCTGAAAATATTTATTAAAAACTATATTTTCAGTGGGGAAACGTGGCGTGAACTACCAGTCGGGATATTCCCAATTATTACTACCCTTTCTACTTTTTTTTATTCTAGCAATAGTACACTCTTTACATTCATAAGAATATGATGATGCGACCGGTCCCCTATTCTTTCTTGTTCTATAGAAATCTTCTATGAGATTTTTAGTTTTACCACAAATTCTACATCTCCTATCAGCAAGAAGTAAGTGACCTAGTTTTATTTGCTTATCAAATTCCAAAAATTTCTCCCTTTCTTGTCTTATCTAATCTATCAAGTTTCCAAACAATATAATCCATAGTTGGAATACATTGAGGATTCCAACCTACGAATCCATATGTCTCCCCAGATTCCATAACCCAACAGGGAGAATCATCATTCTCAAGGTCTAATGATTCTCTATATCTTTCTTCACCCATCATTACAACTGTTCTCTCTGCATTATTTAAAGAACAAAAAGAGTTGAAGCAACTTTTTCTTATAATATCAGGAACGTGGTGTTTCATTTACTTCTCCTATAATCCATGATTTCATTCCACAATTTATGGCATCATTAACAACTTCGGGTGGCACTATCAAGCAGAATCCAATACCAAGATTAAATACTCTCCTCATCTCCTTTTCTTCAATATTACCAGCCATCTCAATCTTGGTGAACAATTCTGGTCTGTCCCATGACCAATAATCAACATTGGCAGTTAGACCCTCTGGTAGACATCTGGGAAGATTTTCTGGAATACCACCACCAGTGATATGTGCCATTCCAAGAATAGGAATTTCATCTAAAAGTTTTTGAATCATAGGTGAGTAAATTGTTGTAGGAGTCAACAATTCTGGCATCTCTTTATAAAAAATATTATGTCGCGATAACATATCATTAATCAATGTATATCCATTACTATGAAGTCCACTACTTTCAATACCTATAATTTTATCACCTGCTCTGATACCACTACCATCAACAATATCATACTTCTCTACAATACCTGTGCAGAATCCAGCAAGATCATAATCAGTTGCTCTGTAATGTTCGGCAGTTTCTCCACCCAACAAATCTATTTCTGCTATCTCACAACCCTTAATAATACCATCAATAATTTGTTCTACATTGTTATCAATTTTTTTAGTGGAGATATAATCAAGGAAGTATAATGGTTTTGCGCCACAACAAATTACATCATTGACACACATTGCTACAAGATCTTGTCCGATAGTAGTGTAATCAGAAGCAATTCTACAGATATTAATTTTAGTGCCAACACCATCAGCACCAGATACAAGAATAGGTTCCTCATAACCAGAAGGAACCTGCATCATTCCACTAAATCCACCAATAGTAGGTGCTTTCTTTTTTATTTTATCGACAAGAGAATACCCTGCTTCAATATCAACTTTGTATCGCATTTTCTTTTAACCAACAAGGTTTGCACATAGAACCAATCCATAAACGTTTTTCATAGTCGTAACTACCAAGCGTTGGACATTTATTTGCTGGAGACATTTTACCACACCCAACACATTTTGTCTCCCACATTTTCCATACTTTATTTTTGTCCATTAGTATCTCCACATATAGTCCATACCGCCTGCGGTATCGCCGTATTCATCTGCCTTAAACCATCTATCCCCATCATCGTCAGTAAAACTATCATCTCCCATACCGTCATCCATAAATCCAAATGGTGCCATATCCTGTTCTATTTGATTTTTTTGCTCTTCATATAATCTCTTTCTTACATCCTGGTCAGTTAGTTCTTTAAAATAGTCCATCTGAACTAACCAGGCATAGATAACCAAACACATCGCAAGGTCATCGTTACAACCTTCTTCTGCTTCAAATGAATTGTGTTTTGAAATAAAAGTTGTTAGTTCTGAAATAATCTCATAATCAGTAAAGAGTAATTTATCCTCTTCAATCATCGTCTTAAGATTTAATGACCCAACTTTCTTGACGGTCTTAGACATCTTCACACCCAACTGGGTTTTCTTACCAGAGAATCCCTGACCTACAATCTGTCCCGCCCTGCCCCTCATAGAGCACATAAGTAGGTTTTGATACTCAAGGTCATATTGTAGGATAGATGCCACCTGGTCGCCAATGTCGTTGACCTCACAGAGTATAAATGCACTATTAAAGTTTTTTGCTACTTCATAGATTATATTAGGGAACAGCATTGGTTTTATATCGTTATTCCTATATTTGGCAACAACTTTATGAGGAAATTCTGTAATATCTACACAAACAAATGCAGAGTAATCTTCTCCAACTCCTCTAGCAACGTCAACAGTCATTACATAATCATGATTTTCTTTTGGTGGTTCATATATGTCCAACCCAGCATTTTGTTTGATTGGAGTTTCATATACCATACTCCGCAACTTACTAGGAGCAATTAATGTATCAACAGAACCTAAAAACTCACATTCAAACTCAACCTTAAACTGTGCTTCTGAAGTATTGGCAATAGTTTGTTCTTTCCATTTAGCATCCCTACCTGGAACTTCTGACCAATGAACATCTGTAGGAACATATTCATTTTTTTGCCTTTCCGAATCGTGCCACATACGGTAGAAATGATTCATACCATGTGGGGTAGAAACAATAATTACCTTCGTGCTTTTACCAGAAGTAATAGTAGGATAAACAGAGGCAAAGAACGAGTCAGCAATGTGATTTGGAACGAACGCGAATTCGTCGAGAAAGAGGATGTTAAATGACATACCTCGGACAGCAGATGCAGATGTAGATGCTGCCAAAATTTTACTGCCATTTTCTAACTCCAATGAACCTCTATTCCATGCTATGATACCCTGCTGCATCCATTTTGGTAAGTTTTCATATGCAGTTTGCAATCTTCCCAAAAGTTCTCTAGCAGTTGCTGCTTTGTTTGCTAGGATACCAATATTAACACTGTCATTAAATACAGCATAATGCAGCAAAAAAGATACCACAGTAGTAGACTTACCAGTCTGCCGTGGCATCTTACAAATATTAAATCTGTTTTCATGAAAGTTATTAATTAACTTCTCTTGAAAATCATAAGGTAAAAATGGTTGGAGACCCGAATCCAATGTCACAATCTTTACGTAGTTTTTAGTAAAGTAAACTGGGTCTTGTTTACATTTAATAAATTCTTCAATCTGCTCCTGAGTAAACTCAATAGGAGTATTTGCTTTTTTTAGATTAGGATTACCAAGATATACTTCACTCATATACTAATCCTCAACAGTTCCAAGCACGCAATGATT